CCAGATTCTGTTGCGCAGAAACGTCACCTAATCTTGCTGAACTGAGGATTTTTAAGAATTCGCGGCTTGCCATATGACAATTTTGGCATCTAGAGCCGATAAAAGACAGAAAACAGGGGTCTTGTTGCCGAGATACAACGAAGAAAGCCAAAAAACTACCTTTTGACAAGCAAAAACAGCTCCTAAATACCCTGACCCCCAGTCTGCCAACCCAAAAGAAGCAAAATTCATAGGTCCCAGATTTATTTGGGCATTACTTTTAATTTTTGGAGATTTAAAGAATGAAAAAATCGCTATTAGCAGTTGCAGCTTTGACAGCTTTTGCTGGCGCAGCTCAAGCTCAGTCCAGCGTGACCGTATACGGTCTCGTTGACATTGGTGTGATGGGTGCTACAAACTCACCTAACTTGGGTGGCACAACTTGGGGTGTCTCTGGTACACCTTATGTTTCTTCAACCAACAAAACAAACCAAACTTCTGGTCAAGCCTTTGGCATGATGTACGGCGGTGAGGCACAAAGCCGCTTAGGTTTCAAAGGTAGCGAAGAATTAGGTGGCGGTACTCAAGCCATTTTCAACTTAGAAATTGGTATTGGTCCTAACGGTGGCGTTGCCAACTCTGGCCTTGCTGGTGTAACTACTGGTACAGGTAACATCACTGGCGGTGACACATCCTTGCAAGGTCAATTGTTTGGTCGTGCAGCCTTTGTTGGACTCTCCAATGCCACATACGGTACATTGACAGCTGGTCGTCAAAATAACCTTGGCACAGACAATGTTCCAAATTATGACCCTGTTAACGCTCAGATGTTTTCACCAATTAACTTCTCCGGTTCATATGGTGGCGGTGGTTACACTGATAACTCACGTGTAAATGGCTTGAAGTATGTTTGGAAAGGTTTTGGCGGCTTTAACGGCAACTTGTTGTACGCGCCAGGCGGTGTAACAGGTCAATCTACTGCTAATACTAATACTGCCGCTCAAGTTGGTTATGAAGCTGCTAAGTGGGGTGTACAAGCTATTGCTCAACACACAACTGACGCACAATCTTTGGCTGGCGCATCAGCAACTACTTCATTGACTCCAGCAGGAACTATCTCTGGTACAACTTTCACAGGAACAGCAGCAACTATCGTTCCAGCTAACGCTGTTGCAGTAACTGTTGGTAACACAACAGCTTACATTTTGACTGCCAACTACAAGCCTACGGACAGCTGGAAGTTATTGGCCGGTTATGAGCGTGAGAACATTGGCACACCAAGCAACTTCTCTGCAGTTTCTGGTATCCCAGTAACAGCAAGCGGATATACAGTTAGTTCTGTAACTGCATACAATGCTAACAAGAGCTTGAATGTATTCTGGGTTGGTACTCAGTACATGTTCACACCTGCAATCAAGGGTTCTTTGGCTTACTACAATGCAACCACATTGGGTTACCAAGCTGCTACACCTACTGCAACCGCAGCGGGTGGTACAAAGAGCCAGTATTTCTCAGCATTGGCTGACTACATGCTCAGCAAGCGTACCAACTTGTATACCGGTGTAATGTTTAACAACAACTCTGCAGGTAATGGTTATGCTCCTGTTACTGGTGCTAACTTAACTACTACTTCCGTAACTTACGGTTTAGGTATGAAACACATTTTCTAATTTGACGCTGACTTAGGTCAGTCGTAATTTTAGAAAACCGTTGTAAATCAAACCCACTGTGGCAACACGGTGGGTTTTTTTTCTTGTCTATAAATTAGGATTTATTTAACGTCGCACGTTGCTGATTTAACTTTTGCTGTTCCCAAGATGTAGAAATGATTTTGTAATATATTGCGTTGCAGCAATTTATTGCATCGTGCCCAAGTAATGCCTTGACAGTATCAGTCGGACATAATCTAATCTTCAAATGCAAAAATTTATAAAGTTGCTAGTTTTAACGAGCTGCATATTTTTCGCGCTCATAAAGACTTCTGGCGCGCAAATTTTTGTTCAAAATGCAGTCCAGAGAACCCAAGTCTTTTTAAGTGCACAAAAAGATATTGCGCTCCCTGACGATTCTTCTAAATCGGGTCTAAAGCAAAAAGAACCAAATCTCAAAATTCACCTAAGCGCTCATGTTCTGGGTGACATTAATAGTAATTCATTAGCGTTTCTTTCCCCGGGAACCGAATCAGGTTTTTCCATCAGTATTATTGGCAATGTCCTTAGTGGCAACCCATCTTCTATCTATAGGCCCCCGCGGCTAGTCTAGGGTCTGAGGGCAAACAACCCGAACCATCTTTTGCTGGCTTCTAATGTTGTCTTTCCTTCAACACCGTTTATACCCTGATAGATTTAATTGCGTGTAAATTGATAAGCGCGTTGTCTTAATAAACAATTAAATTAAATTTAAGGGCTATGAATGCAATCCTTAAATTTAGTTTTAATAAAGATTGAAAAATGATTAAGTTAGTTAAATTAGCTTTAGAAAAGCCATATACATTTGTTGTGATGGCAATTTTGATAGCTCTAATGGGGATCTTTAGCGCACTTCGCTCCCCTATTGATATTTTTCCAGAAATTCGTATTCCAGTCATTAGCGTAGTCTGGTCTTATACAGGTATGCAGCCTGAGGATATGGCTGGAAGAGTGATATACGCTTATGAGCGCGCATTAAGCTCTACTGTAAATGATATTGAGCATATTGAATCTCAATCGCTGCCTGGTTATGGAATTGTCAAGATTTACTTTCAGCCAAACGTTGATATTCGCCTAGCAACAGCACAAGTAACTTCGATTTCACAAACGGTTCTTAAGCAGATGCCACCAGGCATTACGCCGCCACTCATCTTGAACTATAACGCCGCCACAGTTCCCATCGTGCAATTAGCGCTCTCTAGTCTATCCCTATCTGAGCAACGTATTTTTGACTATGGACAAAACTTTATTAGACCTGCTCTAGCAAGTGTGCCTGGTAGTGCAGTCCCCTCGCCATATGGGGGAAAGACACGGCAAATTCAAATTGACTTACGTTTGGCAGCTTTACAGGCGAGAAAGCTAACCCCCAATGATGTGATTAGCGCGCTAGCGGCGCAAAACTTAATCATTCCAACGGGTACGCAAAAAATTGGTGAGTATGAATACAGCATTAAGTTAAATAATGGCGTAAATGAATTTAAAGAGATTGCTGACTTTCCGATTAAATTAGCAAATGGTGCGGTTATTCAGCTAAGGGATGTAGCTCAAGTCCGCGACGGATCTCCGCCGCAAACGAATCTAGTGCGATTGGATGGCGGCAAAGCAGTTCTGATGACCATTCTTAAATCAGGTGCCGTATCTACTCTAGACATCATTGATGGCGTGAAAGCCTTGGTTCCAAAACTTAAAGAGTCGTTGCCTTCAGAATTAAATATCAATATTAATGGTGACCAATCAGTATTTGTAAAGGCCTCTATTAGTGGCGTGATTCATGAGGGATTGATTGCGGCAGCATTGACCAGTTTAATGATTCTATTGTTTTTAGGGAGCTGGCGATCAACAGTAATTATTGCTTCCTCAATCCCACTTGCAATCTTGTTTGCTGTAATGATGTTGAACATTACCGGAGAAACCCTAAATATTATGACCTTGGGGGGTCTTGCTTTGGCAGTAGGTATTCTGGTTGATGACGCCACAGTCACAATTGAGAATATTAATTGGCACCTAGAGCAGGGAAAGCCGATTCAAGACGCAATCTTAGATGGCGCAGCACAGATTGTGGGGCCGGCATTCATAGCGCTACTATGTATTTGTATTGTGTTTGTACCAATGTTCTTTTTAGAGGGTGTCTCTAAATTTCTATTTGTGCCGATGGCTAAGGCTGTGATGTTTGCAATGATTGGATCTTTTATCCTGTCGCGCACTTTTGTGCCTACTTTTGCAAATTTCATTTTAAAAGAAATTCATGGTCATGATGAGCATGCATCTGGACATTTGCGCTGGATGATGGATATTAATCATACTAATCGAGTGGTCAGGATTAAAGGTAGGTTAGCTAAATTTCAATACCAATTTGAAAACGTATTTAACTCTGTAAGAAAACGTTATTTAGAGTTTTTGAAATCAGTTATTACGGATCAAAAAAAGTTCATAGTTTTATTTATGGTGGGCGTACTAAGCTCATATCTTTTAATCTTCTCTTTTGGGCGAGAATTTTTCCCAGCAGTTGATGGCGGTCAAATTAAGATGCACGTTCGAGTACCAGTCGGCACTCGTCTGGAAGAAACCGCGCGACAATTTAATGATATTGAGGCCGAGATTCGTCGCTTGGTGCCCAAAGATCAAATTGAAAGTATTGTTGACAATATTGGGCTATCTGTCAGCGGCATCAACATGGCGTACAGCAGCACGGGTACTATTGGCCCACAAGATGGTGATATTTTGGTTTCTCTAGTCAAAGGTCATTCACCAACCGATGAATTTGTAAAAAAGTTGCGAGAAGAGCTGCCTAAGAAGTTTCCATCAACTAGTTTTGCATTTTTGCCCGCAGATATTGTGAGTCAGATTCTGAATTTTGGGGCGCCTGCTCCGATCGATATTATTGTGAAGGGAGCTAAGCGTGATGAAAACTTTGCCTTTACAGCAAAATTACTAGAGCGCATTAAAAAGATTCCTGGAATCGCAGACGTACGCATTCAGCAGGCAACGAACTATCCGCAGATTAATGTCGATGTAGATCGTGTGCAGGCTGCGAAGATTGGCATAACGCAAAGAGACATTACGAACAACATGGTAACTACATTGGCAGGCAGTGGCCAGGTAGCGCCAGCTTTTTGGCTGAATCCATCCAATGGTATTTCTTATCCAGTGGTTGTTCAAACTCCACAAATTCAAGTCTCTAGTATTTCAGATCTTTTGAATATTCCGGTGGCTGGCTCTAACGCCTCAACAGGAACAATCCTTGGTGGAATTTCGTCTCTTAGAAGAAATTTTGCAGATGCAGTTGTGACGCATGACAGTATTAAGCCTTCATTTGATATTTACGCCGATACTCAGGGTCGCGATCTTGGGGCAGTGGCTTCTGATATCAATCGGATTATTGAGGAAGAAACAAAAAATATCCCTAAAGGTACAACCGTAGAATTAAGAGGGCAAGTTTCTACAATGAACTCTGCTTTTACTGGCCTAGGCTTCGGCTTGATAGGATCCATCGTATTAATTTATTTAATACTGGTGGTGAACTTCCAATCTTGGCTAGATCCATTCGTCATTATTACTGCATTGCCAGCGGCAATAGCCGGAATTATTTGGATATTGTTTCTGACCTTCACAAACCTATCGGTACCCGCCCTTACGGGGGTGATTATGTGTATGGGGGTTGCCACAGCAAATAGTATTTTGGTAGTTAGTTTTGCCCGCGAACGTTTACCTATCGATAAAGATCCTATCAAGGCGGCTTTGGAAGCGGGTTTTTCAAGGTTCAGGCCTGTGATGATGACTGCACTGGCAATGGTGATAGGTATGGCTCCGATGGCATTAGGTCTTGGTGAGGGTGGCGAGCAGAATGCCCCTCTTGGCAGAGCAGTTGTGGGAGGGCTCATTTTTGCGACGTTCGCAACTCTTATTTTTGTACCGGTTGTGTTTAGCCTTGTACATAAAAACTATGGATCAGAAAAAGCATGAAAATAATTAAATTTAATAAAGATTCTTTAAAAAATATCCTTCCATTGCTAAAGAAATATATTGCCATAGCAAAGGAATTTTTAATTACGCTTTATCAAAAATATCAGGGACTCGAAAAAAATCAAAAACGTATAGTCCAAGTACTGCTCGTGATTGTCATCCTCAATTTTGGATTTCGAATTTATGGCTTTATTTCCGCTAAATTTCGCTCTGAAGAAAATGCGCAAAGGGTAGTGACAATTGTTATGCCAGTAGTTGGCGGCGCTGAAAACTCCATTTCCTTTCCGGGTCGTCTCGAAGCCTACTTAAATGCGCCAATTTATTCTCGTGTGAATGGTTACATGAAGAAATGGGATAAGGATATCGGTGCTGAAGT